CCCCAGTAGATATTCTTGGAATTGCATTTACACAAGACAATACAAATGCTTTAACAGTTGATGATTATTTTAAAAAGACATCAAGTTTTTCAGATCCAGAACTTAAAGGAAATGTATTTGTATATTCTCCAGTAATTGAAGAACAAAAGTATAACAGTATTAAAAATAGCAGAATGGCTTATGGTAAAAATCAATTTTCCATTGAAAGTGATTATATTCAAACACCAGACGATGCCGAAGATTTAATGGGATGGATTATTAATAAATTAATGCAACCTAAAAAAGCAATTGGTCTTAATATATTCCCAACTCCAATTCTTCAATTAGGAGATCTTGTAACTATTGATTATAAAAATAATGATGATATTGATATGGTTACAAGTGCAAATTCTAGATTTATAGTTTATAATATTGAATATGGAAGAGATAGTTCTGGACCTTCTATGACTATTTATTTGAGCGAGGTATAAAAATGTACGATGATTATATGGGTGTGCCAGGATTATTTGCTCCAGGAACAACACCACAACCATCTACAACTAATGTTCCAATCCAATATAACTCAGTCGATGATTATATGGGAGTTCCAGGTTTAACAGAACAAGGGCCAAGAGTTCAAGCAACACCACCAACGCCAGAACAATATTTAAGAGTTGATACTGGATCAGGAACAACTTCAACTGTAGTAACAAACGTTCCTATCAAAATTGCAACACCACAATATGTTAACTTTGATACAAGCGTTATAGACAGACAAGAAGGTTTAGAAACATTTTTCTTTGAGCAAATTTCTGGTGCAGAGTTATTAATTTCAAGCAATAGAAATTTTGTTAATACAATTAATATTAGTTATCAACCTATCATAAATGTATCTGATTTTAAAAACGCATACGATCCTAGAAAAATAATTGCATTACAGGATACAGCAGATGTATATTTTTTAAATTTTATTATCAATCTTTTAAGTAGAATACCAGATGTTCCAACATCTGATAGTACTAATGGTACAAACGTTTATATTACAACTTCAGGCAATATTGTAATAGAAACCAAAAATAATGAGCCTGACGAAAGGGTAGAAATACAAATCCTTTCAGGTGGTACAATATATAATGATACATTAGGAGTGAGTCTGTCTTGATAACAATTAAAGGTAAAGAGATTGTAGCAAAGTATTTGCTTGGAACCGCACCAGCCTATGCTTCTTATATGGCTTTTGGATGTGGTCCACAACCTCTGGGTTCTGGAGATTCACATGATTTTAATGAATATGAAATAAAAGAATCACTAGATTTTGAAATGTTTAGAGTTCCAATTTCTTCAAAAGGATATGTTTATGAAGATGATGTAAACAAATTAGTATTTACAGCAGAACTTCCAGGACAAGAAAGATATGAAATTACAGAAATTGGAATTTATTCTGCAGGCAGCAATCCATCTGCCGCAGGATTTGATAGCAGAAATATTGTTTTGTTTTCACAAGAAGAATCCTGGCAGGCAGTAACTGCTTCAACATCAACCATACCAGTTATAACAGCCCCACTTGATCCTGCTGATAATAATGTTATTAGTCCATTGGTTGACGGCGCAGAGGTTGATGTTTTTCAAGCAAATGCTGATAACAGAGTTTTTTATAAAAAAAATAGAAATGACTATTATGAGAGATGTAGATTTTTTAATAACGTTGTCATGATTGCTGGAGATTATTCTAGTATAAAAGATGCAACTGCTTCTACAGATCTTTCATCTGTTTATCATATTTTAAAAACAGGAACATCTCTTAATCTGTCTCAAAATTCATTATCAGACAAAATTAAAATTGCATTTTCTATTATTAATAAAAGTGCATCACAAACACTTTCAACTCCGTATACTGGTCCAGATAGTGTAAAAATTATAATTGATTTTATTAATACATCTACAAAAAAAGCAAGATTAATATTTAACGCTATTGATTCAGCAAGTGCAGAACTTAATTTTTCAACTAATAGATATTATGTACTTGAAAAAGAAATATCTGATGCTGTTCAAGATGATGGATTTACCTGGGCAGATGTAACATCTATAAAAATATATGCTTGTGCTGTTACAAGCAATGCATTAGATGACGGATATTATGTTGGTCTTGATGCGATTAGAGTTGAAAATGTTTCAACACAAAACCCTTTATATGGATTAACTGCTTATACAACTGTTAAAAATATTAGTGAACAACCAATATTAAAAGCATCTAATACAAATAATTATGTAGAATATAGGATGACTGTTGGTGTTCAGTAGTGGCAGATAAAAATATAAAAAAATCAATTATTCCAAAAAAAAATTTGCCAGATTTTAGTGGCAAAACTGGAAAGTATGATCTTAGATATAGAGTTATTTCTGAAGACAGAAATAGAACCTCACATTGGTCTAAAGTACATTCTTTAACAGTTCCTTCTGTAACGCAACTTACTTCAGCATCCTATCAACTTGTAGTAGAAGAAACAAATCCTACAATTTATGTTGTTCAGTTGTTTTGGACACCTAATAGTTCCTATCTATTTAATACTTTTGATATATATTTATCAACCAACAAAGCAGTTGGAGAGCCAGTTGTTGCAGATTATTCTTATAACAGAAGGATGTCTGTACCACAATTTTCTATAAATCTTGATGATAATGATGTTGATAATTTTAGTATTATTGTTCATTCTCCAACTTACGATAGAATTATAAATAATAATCATATATTGGTAAAAACTCCCAAATATACACTACCTGTAAGTTAGTCATATATGGTATAATTAAATATCATGCCTAAAAAACTTATAGTTCCACAAAGAGGTCAGCCACTAGATGTTTCATACATTAATAATATTGTAACAGTTGTTAATGAACTTATAGATCAAGGCTCTCCTTCAGCAAAAAATACCACCAAGATTGTTAGAACATTTCCTCAAAGAGCAGAGAACATGATTCCAACTCCAGGTGTTTCTATTTATGGAGAAGTTGTTAATGTTGCAAACTCTACAGCAACAACTTCTGGTGGGGAAATTCCATTTAAAATTAATTTTAGTTATTTGTATCCACCACTTGTTGTTGCAACTCCTTGGAATAGAGGTGGAACAGATGCTGGAAAAAATGTTTCTATTTATGTAACTAATGTAACAACATCTGAGGCAAACCTTGTCGCTAAGTTTTCATCTAATGGAACAGCAACAGTAGACGTTAATGTTCTTGTTGTTGGAATTCCAAATTGAAATGCGTAAAATGTAAAGGTAAAATCTTAGTAGACCGTCAATTCAGCACATCTGAGCATCTTGAGGTATACTGTATTGTATGTGGTAAAAGAAAATTTTATCATCCACCAGATAGTTCTAAAGAGGGATCATGGCTTCTTTCTCAGGAAAAGACGAGGGCAAAGATTACAATAACGCCCCTGTAATTTCTGGTAGCAAAAAAATATGGTTTCTTAATGGAGACCTTGTAAGAATATATCATAATAGTAGATCTACTGGTACTATAACTTTATACAATATTAACAAAGATCAAAATGAAATTTGTTTTTTACATGAATTTAAAAAGAAAAGAGAACGAGCATATACCGTGAGTGAAACATCACAACTATTAAATAGACATAGAAAGTATATGCCACGTTTGATGAAAAAGGGGATTATTCCATATCCTAAAGGATCTAGTAAGGATGGAAAAATAGGATTTCAGATTAGATCATATTATTCTGAAAGTCAGGTTAAAGAGATGCGAGATATTCTTGCATCAATTCATCAAGGCCAGCCTAGAAAAGACGGATTGGTAACAAATAATAATACGCCTACTAAGCAAGAGTTGACACGCAGAATGGGCGATGGTATACTTACTTATACGAAAACTGAAGATGGTAGATATATTCCTGTTTGGAATGAGAGCATTAACTAAGCCTTTGGAGGGCTAATGGAACAAAATGATGAGACTAAAGTATCTGTTACTTTAGGATATACACTAAATCTTGGCAACTTTCAATCGCTACGGCTTGATTTGGGCGTGGTAGATTCAAAGAGGCAGGGTGAGACTACAAACGATGCTATGGAGCGTGTATATGGCTTTGTAGAGGCTAAATTGACCGAAAAAATCAATGAGGCTAAGGCAGAAATAGCAGAGTAATGGCAGATCGCAAAGACCGAATGGCTTTGCTGAGCAGGTATTCTAAGTATCATACTGAAAGATATCAAGCAAAGCCTACTTTAAATTTAAATGTAGAACAGTGGGCTTCAGATGCATTGATTGAATCCTACGGATTGCCAGTCTGTTATGACCTACTTCAATATTATTTTAAAGTGGCACAAGATCCATCTTGGAATCATTTTGCATATAATGCTGAAAAAATCTTAAAGGCTAAACTTGATAAAGAGCAAGATGATAAAGAACGATTAGAAAGACGTGGAAAGGCAAGGGCGTGGCTAAGTGAATAACTCAGAGGCAAAAGTAATTAATGCTGTATTAAAAGATAAACAGATACACGTTTTGCTTCAGGCCAATATTGATAATGTAATAAGAACCCACAATGATATATGGAACTTTATTAAAAAATATTTTGAACACAATAGTACAGTTCCTCCAATTTCTTTGGTTGTAGAAAAGTTTAGAGATTTTGAAGTGATAGAAGATATTGGTGCAACTAAACATCATCTTGAAGAATTACAACACGAATATCTTAACGACAGCCTTAAAGATATTTTACGTTCTGCTGCTACAGACGTACAAAATGATAAAGGCTCAGAGGCTCTTAATAACCTAATTACTAAAACATCTGAATTAAAGAAAAACACATCTGCGGTTCGTGATATTGATGTTATTGATTTAGATTCTGCTATTGCTTATTTTGATCATCTTAAAAAGATGGAGGAAGCAGGTAACGTAGGAATTAAAACGGGACTACCAGGATTTGATAACTATCTTCCTTCTGGCATCACCGCTGGACAACTAGGAGTATTTCTTGCATATCCAGGAATCGGTAAATCTTGGCTTGCACTTTATTTTGCGGTACAAGCATGGAAGCAAGGTAAAACTCCATTAGTAATTAGTCTTGAAATGTCTGAAACAGAAGTTCGTAATCGTGTGTTTACAATTATGGGCGAAGGTATTTGGTCACATCGCAAAATAAGTCAAGGAAAAATTGAGATAGACACTTTAAAAGAGTGGCATAAGCGCCACCTTGAAGGTAAAAATCCTTTTCATATTATTTCTAACGATCAAGGTGGAGAGATTAGCCCATCCGTAATACGTGGAAAAATTGATCAATATAAACCAGACTTTGTTATTGTAGACTACCTACAACTTATGACACCAAATCAAAAGTCGGACAATGAAACTGTAAGAATGAAAAACTTATCTCGTGAACTTAAACTTATGGCCATTTCGGAAGAAGTTCCAATTGTTGCTATTTCCTCTGCTACCCCAGATGATGTAAATGATCTTAGCAGCGTTCCTACACTTGGTCAAACAGCATGGTCTAGACAGATTGCGTATGATGCTGACTGGGTAATGGCTTTAGGTAGAGCAACTAACTCAGACATTATTAATTGTGCTTTTAGAAAGAATCGCAATGGGTTTATGGGTGATTTTTTAGTGCAGGTAGACTTTGATAAAGGCTACTATCGCTATAAAGACTACGAAGATAAGGCGTTATAATATAATGTGTCGCTTCATCACAAACCGATCAAAAACTTTTATCTTGATGGCATAATCAAGGATGAGTCTCACATACCCAGACTTAAGGAAGAATATCTTAGATTATTGGTCATACAAATGCGTGAAACTGGGTATGCACCAAGAATTGACATTGAGCCAGACTTTACGCTAAACTATGATAGTGACAAGAATTGTTTTGAGTTTGGGCTTACGGCATATGGAATGTACGTTGGAAGAAAGAAGATAGAGTGGATAATCGCGGTAGACGGGTACAGGCCAATACATATACAGAAGACCAGATTAAAAGAGTCCTTGTCGGGTCAGGCGTAACTATAGAGTCAGAAGTCGGATCAGACTTCATTATATTTTGTCCATATCACAACAATACAAGAACTCCAGCGGGAGAGGTTTCAAAAGAAAGCGGATTATTCTTTTGTTTTAGTTGTCAACAAACTGCAGAACTTCAAGAACTTATTATGAAGATGACTGGCAGATCATATTTTGAGTCTATTAGATTTATCAAAAGCAAGGAAAAAGAAACAAATATAGAGGACCTTGTAAATAAAAAACTTTATAAGCCTAAAGAGTTTATACAATATGATGAGTTACTTATTAAAAGATTAAACAATCAAGCACTAGAATCACCACGAGCATTAAGATATTTTGAAGGTAGAAAGATTACAAAAAAGTCTATGGATAAGTTTAGTCTTGGATATTCCGAAAAACAAGATATGGTAACAATACCAGTTCAGTCTCCAGATGGCATGACTATAGGTTTTGTAGCAAGAACAGTTGAGGGTAAAGAGTTTAAAAATACCCCAGGATTGCCTAAGAGTAAAATACTTTTTAATTTACATAGAGTAAAACAGTCTAATAAAATATATGTAGTAGAATCATCATTTGATGCTATCAGAATAGATCAAGTTGGATTGCCAGCAGTTGCAACATTGGGAGCGAATGTATCCAGTTCTCAGATAGAACTACTTAAAAAATACTTCAATGATGTATATATTGTTTCAGATAATGATGATGCTGGAAATACAATGGCTAATAAACTTATTGACAAACTTGGCGGTAGATCATCAATAATTAAATTAGATTCAATATATAAAGATATTGGCGATATGCTTGATAGTGATATAATAGAATTGTTGCAAAAATCTGATAACTTAGTAGATCAAATTTTTAAAACAAACATATAGTTTGACAAACACAAACGAATACTATACAATAAATATACAACAAAGGAGAATAATATGAGCGTAGTAAAGGGACTAAAAAACATCAATGCCCTGCTCGACAAACCAAAATATGAAGGAACTGGAACAAAGGTCCGTTGGCTGAAATTAGCAGATGGACAAGCAGTTAAAATAAGATTCATTGAAGAACTTGATGATGAGTCTGCAAACTACAATGCTGATCGTGGTCTAGCACTTGTTGTAAAAGAACATACAAATCCAAAAGATTACAAGCGCCGCGCTTTAGACACAATGGAAACAGAAGGTCGTGACTGGGCAGAAGAGATGCACCGTAAAGATCCAAAGGCTGGCTGGAAAGGTCGCCTTCGTTTCTACTGCAATGTTCTTGTTGATGATGGCATTGAAGAACCCTATGTTGCAGTTTGGGCTATGGGAATAAGCAAGCAATCTGCATTTAATACAATTCGTGAGTATGCGCTTGAAATAGGTAGCATCTCTAATCTTTCGTGGAAGTTAAAGCGTAACGGACAGGGAACTGAAACAAGTTACACATTAATTCCAGGCAGTCCAGATAAAGAACCATTTGATTGGTCTAAGGTAACGCCGTTTCCATTAGAAAAGGCTTTGAACAAAATTCCTTATGCTGAACAAGAAGCGTTTTATCTTGGATTTGACACTCCAAGTAGTTCGGCAACAAACATTGAATGGTAATTTGTGAACTACGTAGGATTACACGTTCACACACACTATTCACTTATGGATGGTGTTGCTACACCTCAAGAATATATTGACAGAGCCGTGAGTCTGGGCATGACAGCAATTGCTATCACAGATCACGGCAGCCTGTCTGGTCATCGTGAGATGTATCGTGCAGCAAAGGCAGCGGGAATTAAGCCAATTCTTGGTATTGAAGGATATATTGCTGCAGATAGATTTGATCATAGAGATAAAGCAGAACGTACAACACCTCTTGATTTAATTTATAATCATATTGTTATTCTTGCAAAGAATCAACAAGGTTTAGAAAACCTTAATAAACTTAATGAGATTGCTTGGACAGAAGGTTTTTATAAAAAGCCTAGAATTGATTTTGCAGTATTGGAAAAGTATAAAGATGGTTTGATTGTTTTGTCTGCTTGTCTTAGTGGACTTATTGCAAAGGCTATTGAAGTTGGAGAGTTTGCAGTAGCAAAACAACATATTGAATGGTTTAAGAAAACATTTAAGGATGATTTTTATATTGAGGTAATGCCACACAATCCAACTGAAATTAATCTTAACCTTATGCAACTTGCTGATGAGTTTGGGGTAAAGATAGTAGTAACTCCAGATTGTCACCATTCAGATGTAGATCAAAAAGTTATTCAAGAAATGATGCTTATTCTTAATACACATGCCAAACTTGAAAAAGATGTTAAGTACGATAAGTCTAAAAAGTATAAAGATATGATGGATAGGCTTGACTATCTTTATGGCAAAGACAGAATGATGAGTTTTAATAGGTTTGACATTCATCTATTATCATATGATGAAATGAAGTCTGCAATGACTAAAGAACTTAAGTTTAGAGAAGATATGTTTGCTAATACCTTTGAGATTGCAGACAAGGTAGAAGATTATGATATTAAAGAAGATTTAAATCTACTGCCAGTTCAATATAAAAATCCAGACAAGGAATTAAGAGAACTTGCTTGGACGGCATTAGAAGAAATGCAATTAACATCCTCATGGCTTGGTAATGACTCTTATGAATTAAGATTAGACGAAGAACTAGAAACTATTAAAGAAAAGAAATTTGCTCCATACTTTTTGGTTGTTCGTAACATGATTAATTGGGCTAAGAAGCAAGGCATTATGGTTGGTCCAGGTCGTGGGTCATCAGCAGGTTCACTCCTTTGCTATACACTTGGAATTACTGAAAA